AAAGCACTTGCGAGTTCGCGAAGCGCACCCTGAGTTAGACATTCGATTCTGTTTCCAGAACTCCAAGGTCAAGCTCAGCAAAAGCAGCAAGACAACCTACGCTGACTGGTGCGACAAGAAGGGATTCAAGTGGTGCGATAAGGTCATTCCAATTACATGGGTTTCATAATAACACATCAGCCATGCGAGGAATGCGGGAGCAGCGACGGATTAAGCGTCAACGAGGACGGGAGCACCAAGTGCTTCGTCTGCGGACTGTTCACGCCTCCTACTGGCGAAACACACACACACATGATTACGGCGAACAACGCGCCACAGTTCTTGAGCGGGGAGTATATGGCTATCCCGTCTCGCGGCATCCACAAGGATGTCTGTCAGCGGTATGACTACCGCATCGGTTCCCACCTAGGGAAAGACTGCCACATAGCAACCTACCGTAACCCTGAGCGAAGCATCGTTGCCCAGAAGGTTCGCTTTGAGGACAAGGATTTCACATCCATTGGAAGCCCTTCCTACTTCTGGGGTCAGCACCTCTGGCCCAACGGGGGCAAGCGACTGACTGTTACGGAAGGAGAGATTGACTGCCTCACCGTTGCCCAGATTGTTGGCGAGGGTAAGTGGCCCGTTGTCAGCCTACCCTCCGGGGCTGCTGCTGCTAAGAACGTCTTCAAGAAGCAACTGAAGTGGCTCGATAAGTTTGAGGAGATTGTCATTATGTTCGACGCCGACGAGGCTGGGAACAAAGCGGCAGAGGAGTGCAGTCATGTTCTTCCTGCCGGTAAGTGCAAGATTGCACGCCTCACACTCAAAGACCCCAACGAGATGCTCATGGAGGGGCGTGGTCGAGAGCTTATTGACGCCTATTGGCAGGCCAAGGTGTGGCGACCGGACACAATCATGGACGGGGCTGACCTGTTCGACAGGCTCACCACCACCAAGGTGAACGACAGTGTCCCCTACCCATGGGCTGGGTTGAACGACATGACCTACGGGTTGCGCCTTGGTGAGATTGTCACCGTCTGCGCTGGCTCAGGTATCGGCAAGAGTGCTGTGACCAAGGAGATGGCATACCACCTCTTGAAGCACACCGACAAACGCATTGGCTACATCGCCTTGGAGGAATCCATCGAGCGAACCGCCAACTCAATCATTGGGCTGGAGATGAACAAGCTCCTGCACCTTGAGCCCATCAAGGCGAGCGACGACTACAAGGAAGCCTTTGGTAAGACGGTGGGCAACGGACGGATGTTCTTCTACGACCACTGGGGGTCACTGGAATCCGACAACCTATTGAACCACATCCGCTACATGGCGAAGGCTCTGGGGGTTGAATACATTGTGCTCGACCACCTGAGTATCGTGGTATCTGGCATCGACTCAGGCGACGAACGCCGCCTCATCGACAACACGATGACCAAGCTGAGAGGCTTGGTTGAGGAGTGTAAGTTGGGGTTGGTGTTGGTTAGTCACCTCAAGCGTCCTGATGGGCGCGGCCATGAGAACGGCGCGGTGACCACACTGGCTCAACTCAGAGGTAGTGCAGCCATTGCTCAACTCTCAGACTGCGTAGTTGGTCTGGAGCGCGACCAGCAAGATGCTGAAACGCGCCACTTAACTAACGTCCGTGTCCTCAAGAACCGCTTTAGCGGGGACACTGGATTAGCGACTACACTTCGGTATAGTCAAACGACCGGAAGATTGGTAGAAGCGGAGCCCACACAAGAACAAGACGACGACAATGAAGATACAAACTCACCCTTCTAAAGAATGGAATACAATAGCGACTTTCGCTACGACCTCAAAGTCGGCCAAGTGGCTGAGCAGGCTCTTGCAAAGATATTTGAGGGAAAGAAAGTTGAAGTTAAACGTGACAGAAAGGCGTGCCTTACTGGGAATATATTTGTCGAGTATGAGTCCCGAGGGAAACCTTCGGGCATCTCGACTACAGAGGCTGACTACTGGTGCTTCATGGTGGAGGAGACTTTTATCCTTCTTACCACCCCGCGCCTCAAAGAGATTGTCGCCTCCCTCAAGGGCAGCGACCGTGAACGCCAAGGTGGTGACAACAACACATCATCGGGCGTGCTAATCCGAATATCAGACATAATAAACACACACAACAAATGATGAAGAAACTCATCGTAGACATAGAGACCAACGCCATCAGCGATTGGGAAAACCTGAGCGACCTCCACACCATCCATTGCATTGTGCTTCTGGACTGTGAGACTGGGAAGCTCTATTCATACAACAGCCAAACCGAGGGGGCTATTCACAGAGCCATCGAACTCATTGCAGGGGCTGATACTATAGTAGGCCACAATACCATTGGGTTTGATTGGCCTGCCTTGGTTCACTGGGCTGATACCGTCTGGGGCAACCTCGACGTATTATCTCTGGACCCTCCGTTCGTTGTGGACACCAAGGTAATGGCGGCGTGCATCCATCCAGACCTGAAGAACGAAGACTTCCTCAGGGAGGACTTCCCTAGGAACCTTGTCGGAAGCCACAGCCTGAAGGCTTGGGGTCTTCGCCTTGGTATTCTCAAGGACGACCACGGAGCCACGGAAGACTGGACCGAGTGGTCCGCTGAGATGGAGGAGTATTGCAAGCAGGACGTGAGGGTTACCTACGCTCTCTACAGATACCTCTTGGACAAGAAGCCTAGCCAGATGATGCTCCTTGTTGAGCACGCCTTCGCGAGAGCCATCAGGACTCAGGTTGAGAACGGGTTCCCCTTCGACTATACCAAGGCCAGCCGCTTGGCTGCTACCCTGATGAAGCGCCGGGTAGAACTGGAGAGTGAGTTACAGGAGTTGTTCTCCCCCACTGTGGTCGAAACCAAGACACCCATCTGGAAGACTCCTGACGGCAAGACATGGAAGACCAAGAAGAGCGCCGTTGCAGAGGGCTGGAAGCCCACTGAGGTGGAGCGAGGACCAAACCGGACCAAGGAGATTCCGTTCAACCCCGGAAGCCGTGACCAGATTGCGGCGCGTCTCATGGCTGCTGGTTGGAAGCCGGATGCCTACGAGGGGAAGCGCCCCATGATTAACGAGGCGGTCCTGAGGTCTATCGGAACTCCAGCATCAGAGAAGCTGCTGGAATACCTGTTGGTTCAGAAGCGTCTAGGCGCTCTGGCTGAAGGCAAGAACGCATGGATGACCATGGAGAAGAAGGGGCGCATCCACGGGAACGTGAATACGAATGGAACCTACTCAGGTAGGTGTTCTCATTCTCGTCCCAACCTAGCGCAAGTCCCTGCTTCCCGTGCTCCCTATGGGGGTGAGTGTCGTGAGTTGTTCTCTGCTCCTGACGACCGGGTTCTTGTTGGGGCTGACGCCTCTGGCATAGAGCTTAGAGTGCTGGCCCACTACCTAGCCAAGTGGGACAAGGGCGCATACGCCAAGACCATTATTGAAGGCGACATCCATACCGCCAACCAAGAGGCGGCGGGGCTGAGCACACGCGACGAGGCGAAAAAATTTATCTATATGTGGTTATACGGCGCTGGTAACAAGGCGCTGGGTGGCATTGTGGATGGAGGTGAGCGCGAGGGAAAGGCATTGAAGAACCAATTCCTGAGAAAGATACCCGCTGTTGCCAGTCTCATGACCAGTGTTGAGAACAAGGTCACAGCCCGTGGCATCCTCACGGGGCTCGACGGGCGCATCCTTCCTGCTCGCAAGGCGTTCTCCGCATTGAACCTGCTATGCCAGTCGGCTGCTGCGGTGGTCATGAAGCAGGCGTTGATTGAGTTTACTGAAGCGGCCAGCACACTCCACTGGAGTCTCGACGGACCCATCTACCAGATGCACGCCAATGTGCATGATGAGGTTCAGTTCTCATGCAAGCCTGAGCACGCCGACGAGCTTGGTCAGTTGTTCGTGGACAGCATCAAGAATGCCGGGAAGGTTCTTAAGGTTCGTTGTCCTTTGGACGGGGAATACAAGGTGGGCGCTAACTGGAAGGAGACACACTAATGAAGCAGCTCATCATAGACGGTGATATGCTGGCGTATCGTGCCGCCTTCTCCTGCGAGGTGGAGACCAAGTGGGACGAAGACCACTGGACCCTGACATCCTCAGAGACTGAGATGATGGCAGAGGTGGACAGGTTCTTTGATAACCTGAGCAAGAATCTGGGGAGCGATACCATCGTGCCTGTGTTCTCTCCACGGGAGAACTTCAGGCTGGACTTGTTCCCTGACTACAAGGCTCACAGGAAAGACAAGAGGAAGCCGCTGGGGCTCAGGTGGCTCATCGAGTGGGTCAAGAGCGCCTACGATGGGCTGACCGCTGAGAACATGGAGGCTGACGACCTCATGGGCATCATCTGCACCCGTGACCCTGAGGGCACCATCGCTGTCTCAGGGGACAAGGACTTCGGAACCCTCCCGATTACATGGTACAACCCACTGAAGGAGGAGATGAAGACCACCACCCCGGAGGAGGGCAGGAACTACCACCTAGTCCAGACGCTGGCCGGGGATGCTGCTGACGGCTACATGGGAGTCAGGGGTATCGGGGAGGTCACCGCCCGAAAGCTCTTTGGCAAGAAGGGCTATGACTGGGGGGTCGTCCTAGAGGCCTACGCCAAGGCAGACATGGACGAGGAGGACGCCCTCCTGACCGCCCGGTTGGCCTACATTCTCCACGACAAGGACTACAATGAGGAGACCAAGGAAATCACCCTCTGGGAACCCTGAACGCGAGAGAAGGCATATATGAAACAGGAAAACATTTTTCCGCTAGTTCCGCGAGAATTACTCACGGCTTTGGAGGAGACCTTTCCCAAACAAGACTTCGGCCCCGGAGAGTCCCTACGAGAGTTGGACTACCACTTCGGGCAGAGGTCTGTTATAAGGTTCCTTTCCAACAAGCTTGATGAGCAAGCGGAGAATTCATTAACCTCAATAACCAATAGTTGATATGTGTTTCGGAGGAGGCCGCAGCGCCCCACCCCCACCACCAGTTCCCACACCACCTCCTCCCCCAATGAAGAAGGTGAAGAAGGTGGAGAACCCGGCGCTCAAGAAGCGTCAGGCCTCCCGCCGTCGTGGGGGAATGAAGTCCCTTACTATTAACCGCACCGCCCCCAACATTGGGTCAGCTGGAGCTGGTGCAAGAACTTACTAATCATGATATACGGAAAAACATTTACCGACCCGGCCAGCGGCTCAAGTACAGCCGTTGACTGGAACGGAGGAACTGGGATGTTCGCGGTAGCGGGGACGTTTAGCAGCGCCACCGTCAAGCTTCAGCACAAAATCGGTAGCACTTGGGTGGATATCGGCTCAGACGCCAGCTTTACCGCTGACGGGGCTGTTATATTCACGACCGGAGCCACTGAGCTGAACGTCTTGAACTCAGCGCACACCCCCTCTGTTACTGTGACGGTACTCCCTGTTTACGAAAACAAGGCTTTTTAAACCACTATGTCGTCTATTGCTCCCATCACCACGGGTATCCTTCGTCCTCTTACAAAGAAGATATCGGAAGACCTGTTCACTTCTGAAGTGGACAAGATTGACCCGCTGGACCT